GCACACAATTAGGTACCATACGGTTACCTTTTTTCTTCATGCCAGCTTGAACGTATCCGTCCCAACAAGATCCTTTTTTATACATTACATTAAATCTTTATAGTAATCGACTAACCCACCAATTTTAAAAGCTTTTTTTCTTTTTCCCTTATTAGCTTTTGGAGTCTGTGCTCTGTAAGGTTCTGCTCTGTATCTTGGATCACGTGGTTTGACACCTCTTGGACTTTGACCTGGTCTTGTACGTGGTAAATTACCAGCAGGACCACCGGTTTGATATTTAGGTACAGGTCTTCCTTTACCAGCATCTCCATATGCACTTGTAGTTGTATCGATTCTCATTGATCTTGGTAAATCTTTTTCAGATTGAAATTTTTGTTTTATTTTTTTTAAATCTTTAGAAGTCAATCTTTCAGGTCTGTTTCTTTTAATTTTATTTATTGCAACACCAAGTTTACTTTTTAATTCTCCTCTTCTGCCAGTATCTGCTCCACCACCTTTGTTAAAACCTATTTTACCACCATCTTTTTTTCCAGCAGGTTTCGGTCCTTTGAAATCTTTTCTTTTCTTACCTGATGGATCTTTAATTTTTCCTGCACAAATTTTAGATGCGTAGGCATTCGCGTATGCAGACGGGTACACGGCAAATTTTCGCTTCGCTGCGGCTTTACCTCTTGGACATAGTTTTGTCATAGTTTTCCTTGTGCTTTAAGTTTTTTTATATCACCTTTTGTAAGACCTGTTAAGTCTACCTTTGAATTCTCAGGTGTTACAGTTGGTTCTATTCTTGTAGGTTTAAAAATTTTTTTTATCCAATTCCAAATTTTTTTCATTTTTTTCCTCCTCCATTACGAAATATTTGTGTTCCCTTTATACCATATATGCTCGCAACGACAAGGATCCACAAATTTGTGAACCATGAAGGGAGCTGCGAGAACATCTCAAAGAACAATTTTACTTTGTCCATCGCAGTTGGATCATCCGATATCACTGCCCAGGCGAGCACCAACACGGGCAAACTGAGAATTATGAGCACCGCCTCGTCCTTCCAGTCCGACTGTCGGGCCTCCAAAAGTTTTCCTTGGTAAGCTTCTTGACCTTGTGCCATCTTTGTAGCATGCATCAGCTGTGCTTCTGACATTGCCATTTTAGTCTTCTGCTTGTTAGCGTATATTTTACTTCCTGCACTAACCGCTAATTTGATTGCACTTAACCACATTGTACTTGTCTTGCCTCCTTTGACACATATATTCTATCATTTTTCCCACACAAGCGAAAGCCCTCTTACCTGACAGCTTCCACTTCCAAGTTTGCTTCCAATGTCTTTTTCTAATTCTAACTTGTAGAATTGAACCACCAAAAAATGAATGAAATCTATCTAAAATGTCTTTATCACACATTTCAATAGAACATTGAAATGATTTTCTGTTTTTTCCCTTACCCCAAACACCAAAACTGCCTTCACCATCAAAAATCCCTGCTAAAAAAATTATTTTACCTTCTTCAGAGAGGTTATCGTAGACCGATGAATTTTTTACCTGTAATTTGTATGTCTTTAATTCCTTTAATGTCAGATTTAGCTCCTGGTTCTCGATGTGGGCATCCTCCTTCTTTAAGACCTTGTGGATTAAAGCCTTTTTCTGGAGGTGGTCCGTATTTTACGCCACCGCTTAGTCCTTTTTCATTATTTCTTCTCAAGTTTCTGCCTCGCTATCTCTAATCTTTCATCTGACTGTTGATCTTGCGTCACAAGTCTGTCGTAATCAAAACCTAATCTGTCAGCTGCTCTTTGGTTTTCTTGATCTTGCTTAAATTGTGTCTCTTCTGCTTTTCTCTGCATGTCCATAGCTTTTAAATCTACTTCTTGTTGTTTGATTCTGACTAATGGATCTTGTTTAGCTGCATTCTGTTGCATTTCTGTTTGTACAAGCTCTTGTGTGATCTGTGCAGCAATCTTTGCTACCTCTGCTTGGAATATAATATCAAATTGTTCTGGATCTTGTTGCATCATCATCTGCATTTGCGGGTCTTCTGCCATCATTGCCTTAGCTTGTGCCTTAGCTTTGAATGAAATGTGATCTGATATGTGTGATTGCATCAATGCATACACCTGCGGATTAATTTGAACCATACGTGATGCCATAAAAGCAGAGTGAGCTGCTATATGTGCGTCATGATCCTGGAATTCAAACGCTGTTAGTAGTTGCATTTGCAATGCACGTGCATTTTCTTTAGCAGGATCCATTGGTTCTGGTTGTTTTGGTGCAGGTTTAAGTAATCCTTCAATTTGTTTTGTACCTAACGCCTCATAAACACGTCTGTAAGCTTCGTGTATGTTGTGAAGTTGTGGATTTGACTGTGCAATTTGTAATTGTGTCTGTGCTAACGTCACTCTTTGTGCCATCGACATAATATTTGGGTCAGCGACAGGTAAAATATCTACTCTTTGATCAAAATCTGACTGTTTTATGTTTCTTGGTCCACCATAAACATCATATGGATACTCTGGTGGTAAAGATTCTTGGCAAATTTTTGCTAAAATCTTAAATTCTAATCTCATTGCATAGTAACAACGTTTGTGAACACCACTCATCACACGTGAACCACGTTCCATTAGTGCTATTGTTGTACCAACAGCTCTATTTTGTGTGTCATTACCAACCCCACTATCTGTTATAGCTGCAAATTTTTGTCCTGCTTGAACTACAAAACCTAATAAATTAAATAATGTTGTTGATGGTTCTGTAAAAGGTAAATTAAAAAACTGATCTCGTATATTTCCGCCTGGTGCATCTACATCTCTAAACTCTCCAGGTTGAATTGGTTGGTCATCATCTCTTACTCTGATACCTCTTGACTTAAATCCTGCTGGTAAATTTTTCAATGTCCCTGCATCAATCAATTGTCTAAGTGATTGTGTTGCAGCTCTACTCAATCCACCAATCATATGTGTCAAACCAAAACCGTAAAAGCCAAGTCCTGGTAAAAATTTGTAATGTACAAAATATTCTATTCGTGCATATGCCACATCATCTGGTTTATAATTTCTATAGATAGATAATATTTCACTTGATCCTTCATCAATTGTTACAACGTAAGGTATTTTTATTTTTTTAGCTTTGTCGTCAAAATCTTCATAGTCATCTAAATTTAAATCTACATGCATTTCTAAAATTGTATGTAAGTGATCAGAGTCTGTTCTTTTTACTCCCTGAAGTTCATCAACCTTTTGCTGCACCTGATCTGTATTCTCTCTAGGTCTACCAAGATCTATGTCTCTATAAAATCCTGCTGCCATTTTTTTGTTTACGTCATTCTCTGTCATTTTAATAACATGAGTAATACGCTCACAATCTTTTAAGTCAGATGCATAATAAGGAACAATAAGATCCTCTGCTGGTATAAATTTTGCACAGGGTCTTCCTAAGATTTCGTCATAGTATATTTTTTTAAAAGTGCTACCGGACAAGGGTAAGTAAAATAACATTTGATCCATGTCAGTTGTATACTCTTCCATCTCTTCCATAAGTAAAAAGTTCATATATTCTTTGACACGATCTGCTTGTGCTTCTATCTGTGGTGTTTGAACGCCAACTACTTTAGTTCTTACTGGACCATCTGATGGTATTAATTCTTTATATGCTTGTGCTTGAAACTGTGTAACAGACTCAGCTAACAACGGATGAGTAACACCACTTGCACCTTTAAATGGTTTTGTTACTTCTTGGTATTTTGTACCTAATAATTCTAAACCTTTGATGTAAGCATCTTCCCATTCTTTTCTTGAAGTTTTATCTTTTTTGTATTCAGCTACCAAATCACTTGCCATGGATTGTAATGTTCTTTCATCCATATTCTCTGCAAGGTTTGCATTGAAGTCATCCTCTGGTCTTGCCTCAACTTCTTCTTCACCCTCAACTGAAACATCTACAGGCAAACCTTCTGGTTGCTCTTGTATCTCTTCAGTGAGCCTTGCTTCTTCTTCAATGATTTCGTTATTTTTCTCTACGGCCATTTCTAATTGTACCTTATTGGTTTAAACATATCTACTACAAGTCCGCCTCTAGCTTTGTAAGTTTTTTGCGTACTTCT